GCCTGAAATATTTAGGTATGAAGTTTGATCAAGAGAGATCTGAGCCCTTTGAAGGTGCTTCAGGTGTCATACATCCACTTTTAGGTGAAGCAGTAACTAATTTCCAGGCGCAAGCATACAAAGAGCTGTTGCCTGCTAACGGTCCAGTCAAAACTCAAGTTGTTGGTGCTTATGATTCTGCTTTAGAGGAACAAGCGCAACGTGTTTCTGACTTCATGAACTATCAAATCGTGCATGTAATGGAAGAATATGACGAGGAACTCGACCAAATGCTGTTTTATCTACCATTAGCCGGTTCAGCTTTCAAAAAAATCTATTATGATGAGTCATTAGGGCGTGCAGTATCTAAATTTATTGCTCCTGAAGACCTAATAGTGCCATATTTCACTACAGACCTAGAAACCTGCCCTAGAATCACGAATGTAGTCAAAATGCCAGAGAATGAAGTGGCTAAAATGCAGGCTATGGGCTTTTATCGTAAGGTAAAAGTGTCGTATGGCGAAGATACAGCTCAATATGGTCAAGTAGAAGAGGAAATAGATGAATTATCAGGTATGGAGCCCGGTTATGATACCGGTGAGGTGTCTGTTTTGTACGAAGTTCACTGTAATTTGGAGATAGATGGTTTTGAAGATGTAGATGCACAAGGTAATATGACTGGTGTCAAGTTACCTTATATCGTCACAATTGACAGTAATAACAACAATATTCTTAGTATCTACCGTAATTACGCTGAAAATGATCCACTGCGACAAAAAATTGAATATTTTGTGCATTTTAAGTTTTTACCTGGGTTAGGATTCTACGGTTTTGGGTTGACGCACATGATAGGTGGTTTATCAAAGGCCTCAACATCAATTTTAAGACAATTAATTGATGCTGGCACCTTGGCTAACTTACCTGCTGGTTTTAAAACTCGTGGGATTAGAATTAGAGATGAAGATACGCCGATACAGCCAGGTGAGTTTAGAGATGTTGATGCTCCAGGTGGGTCGTTACGAGAATCTATCCAGCCCTTACCATTTAAAGAGCCCAGTGGCACATTACTTAGTTTACTTAATACATTAGTTACCTCTGGTCAAAGATTTGCCTCTATTGCAGAAATAAATGTTGGTCAAGGCAACCCAAATGCACCCGTAGGTACCACGCTTGCACTATTAGAGCGTTCTACTAAAGTATTATCTGCTATTCATAAAAGATTACATAATTCACAACGTAAAGAGTTTCAAATACTAGCAAATGTGTTCCAAGAATATTTACCGCCTGAGTATCCTTACGCTATAGCCGGCGGTAATAATCAAGTTAAACTATCTGATTTTGACGAAAGAGTTGATATATTCCCTGTCTCCAACCCAGATATATTTAGCCAATCGCAAAGAATAGCTATGGCGCAAGAAATGATGCAGTTGGTGCAATCTAATCCAGAAGTGCACGGCCCAACAGGTATTTATGAATCTTATAAACGTATGTATGCGGCTATTGGGGTAGATAATATCGATCAGATATTAACACCACCTCCAAGTGGTGAGCCACAACCAGTCGAGGCGGGGTTTGAGAATAATCAGCTACTGTTAGGCAATTTGGCCAAGGCGTTCCCCAATCAAAACCATGATGCCCATATTGCAACCCACATGTCGCTACTCAACACTCCGCCCGTTCAAATGAACGCCCAAGTGCAAGCCTTAATTCACTCTCATATTATGGAACATTTACAAATGAAAGCTGATGTATTAGCACAACAGCAAATGCCAGCAGAGGTATTACAACAGTTTCAACAGTTGCAAGCTCAATCGCAACAAGTGCCACCAGCTCAACAACAACAATTAGTAGTTGAAGCTAACAACATATTGGCACAGTTTTCTGCACCAATTATGTCTGAATTAATTGCAGAATATACCGCAAAAATATCAGCGCCGGAGGATGAAGATCCATTAGTTGCCATCAGAAAACAAGAACTTGCACTCAAAGGTCAGGAGTTAGCGCTTGATCAACAACAGTTTGTTGCACAAGAACAACGTAAAGCAGAGGACTCTGCAAGGCGTGCACAGATAGATCGTGAGCGTATTAGTGCAAGTGAAGACATAGCAGAAATGCGTGACGATACTGCAAGAGCAAGACTAGATCAACAAAGATTGTTTAAAAATATAGATTTACAAAATAGACAATAATTGTTGCAAAAAATAATTTAAGCCTACATAATTAACAGCATGATTAAACGTACAACAGTAAATCAACAGAAAACACCAAAAGTTCTAACCAATAAAAATGGTTATAGCAATAAAGGTACGGTC